ATGTGGCGGGTACACCAAGGACAACAAACTCATCGAACGAGTTACCAACACCACCCTATAGGAGAGGTAATGGCTGAGAAGAAAGACAGCAAGAGCAGTAAGTACACTCGCGGAGGAATCACCTTTGAGGGATACAACAAGCCCAAGAAGACTCCCGGCCACGCCACCAAGTCGCACGCTGTGCTGGCTAAGGAAGGCGAGCAGGTTAAGTTGATCCGCTTCGGTGAGCAGGGGGCCAAGACCGCTGGTAAGCCCAAGGCTGGCGAGTCTGAGAAGATGACGAAGAAGCGTGCGTCCTTCAAGGCCCGTCATGGTGCCAACATCAAGAAGGGTAAGATGAGCGCCGCCTACTGGGCTGACAAGGTGAAGTGGTAATGGCACCACGCAAGAGCGCGTCCCCGCGCAAGAGTGCTCAGTACTACCGCAACAACCCTGACGCTAAGGCTAAGAAGGACGCCTATAACAAGGAGTTCAACCAAAAGCCCGAGCAGCGTAAGAAGCGAACGGAGTTAAAGCAGGCTCGCCGTGACCGTGGTATGGACGGTAAGGGCGGCAAAGACCTGTCCCACACTAAGGACGGGAAGTTAGTTAAGGAAGACCCCAGCGCTAACAGGGCTAGAAACCGAGGGAAGAAATAATGGCTGAGAAGAAGTCGGCGGCTAAAAAGCCAGCCAAGAAGAAGACGGAGTCCAAGGTCAACGAGGCCGGTAACTACACCAAGCCTGCTCTTCGCAAGCGACTCTTCAATGAGATCAAGGCCGGTAGTAAGGGCGGAGACGCTGGTGAGTGGTCAGCCCGTAAGGCTCAGATGTTGGCTAAGCGTTACAAGGAAGCCGGTGGAGGGTACAAGGACTGATGGCTAAGAAAGCACCCCAGAAGTCTCTGGAAAACTGGACCAAGGAAGAGTGGGGAACAAAGTCCGGCAAGAATTCAACACAGGGCAAGAAGGCTACCGGTGAGCGGTACATGCCAAAGAAGGCTCGTGAAAAGTTGAGTGACGCTGAGTACAAGGCCACCAGCGATAAGAAGCGAGCCGGAGATAAGAAGGGTAAGCAGCACGTGTCTAATACACCTGCTGCCAAGAAGGCTACAAAGAGCGCACGCATCAAAAAGTAGTCTGCTATCCTCTTTAGTACGTACGTCTGACGGGAGCACATAGTGCCAGTTGATTTTTGGTCACCAAGTTATAGAGCGAGTTCTAGCGACCTTACGGTTGCCATTTCACCCCTCGGTCTTGTCGAACTTGCTGACGAAGAGTTTGAGGTTCATGGTCCCCGTCTGAACCGTTATGCCGCCTGTTGGGCTTGGTACCTCGGCCACCACTGGTCGCACCGTCGTGAGATGGGCGAGCCTAATCTCGCGTTGAACTACGTCCGCACCATGGCGGACTACATCACGAACTTCTGTTTTGGCAAGGGAGTCCAATTCAAGACCCCCGAGGCAACTGGTGCGATCATTCCCCACGTTCTTCAGAAGGTGTGGGAGGTAGACAACAACAAGGGCAAGGTGCTCTGGGAGATGGGGCAGTTGGCCGGTGTTACTGGCGACTGCTTCGTCAAGGTGGCATACGAGCAGCCGTGGCAGGACACTCTCGGAGTTGTCCACTCTGGGCGCACCCGTATTATTCCGCTGAACCCTGCCCACTGCTTCCCTGAGTACCACCCCCACGACAGGGACCGCATCCTCAGGTTCAAGTTGAAGTACCGGTTCTGGGGCACCAGCCCCGAGGGCACTCGTCAGGTATACACCTTTACTGAGATCCTCACCGATGAGACGGTGGAGCAGTACATCAACGACGAGTTGATCGACCAGTACGAGAACCCAATCGGCAAGGTGCCGGTCATTCATATCCCGAACGTCAGCATCTCATCGTCCCCATGGGGACAGGCTGACATCTGGGACATCATTCCGCTCAACCGAGAGTTGAACGAGAAGATGACTGAGATCTCGGACATCATCAACTACCACAGCGCCCCCGTGACGATCATCACTGGTGCTAAGGCTTCCCAGTTGGAGCGGGGTGCCAAGAAGGTGTGGGCTGGTCTCCCCGACAAGGCTCGGGTGTACAACCTTGAGTCAAGCGGTGAGATGGCAGGTGCGCTGAACTACGTGCAGATCATCAAGCAGGCGATGCACGAGATCACTGGTGTGCCCGAGACCGCTCTTGGTAAGACACAGCCGATCTCCAACACCTCGGGTGTTGCACTGGCTATCCAGTACCAGCCGATGATGAACCGCTACCACATGAAGCGGACGCACTTCTCTAAGGGACTCATCCAGTTGAATGAGTTGATCATTCGTACGCAGGCCGTTCACGAGCCAGAGTCACTTCAATGGAATCCCGCCGAGGCGACGTTCCCCGAGCCTGACCAGTTGCAGGTGCTTGATCCTCGCGACCCGAATACGTACCAGACCTCTATCCACTGGCCAGACCCGCTCCCCGTTGACCAGTTGATCAAACTCAACGAGTTGCAGGCGAAGATGGCTATGGGTCTAGAGTCTAAGCGTGGTGCTCTCCGCGCCCTTGGCGAAGAGTTCCCCAACGAGAAGATGGCCGAAGTATCCGAAGAGTTGCGCGACGACGCAATGGATCAAGGTGCTCTTGAACTAATTAATGCTCAGATAGCCGCATCGGTGATGGCAATTACTGGTATGGTTACACCTGACGGAGCGCAGCCTGCTTCAGAGACAAAGAGTGCAGGCGGCTCTGACGTAACATCTGCCGGTTCCGCACAAGAGGGATCGGGAGTGATGCCGGGGGTTCAACCCTCCGGTGATGTAGTAAATCAATTGGTGCAGCGGGCATACGGAGCCAACTTGGCTCAACGACGTGTGCCTGACACGGACTGACTAACGGGAATCTATTTCAGACATATCAGCACGACAACGTGAGGTATTAACAATGGCAGTTAATGAAACTGGTGACTCTGTCACCATTGATAACCCTGTGACGGCTCCTGTTGAGCAGGAGGCCCCGGCCCCTGTTCAGGAGACCCAACGCGCTAAGAACGCTCGGATGTTCTCCGAGGACGAAGTGGAAGCGATCCGTCGTCAGGAAAAGGACAAGTTGTACGACAAGATCAACAAGTTGCAGGAGCAGGTTGAGATCTTCAATCACGAGCGCGGAGAGCAAAAGCGCCTCGCTGAGGAAGCCTCTGCCAAGGAAGCAGAAGAGCGTCGCCTCCGTGAAGAGGAGGAAATGTCTGCCAAGGAACTTCTTACTAAGAAGGAAGATGAATTCCAGCAGCGCATTAACACAGCCCAAATGGAGTGGGAAGAGAAGTTCAACGCACTCCAGCAGGAGGCTGAGGCTCAGAAGGCGGTCCTAGATCAGGAGCGTCGCTACCAAGAACTTGAGTCGTACAAGTCACGCCGCATTGCAGAAGAGCAAGACAGCATCATGCCGGAACTTCTGGACTTCATTAAGGGAAATTCAGAAGATGAAATTGAAAGTGCAATTTCGGCAGTTGTTGCTCGTACATCTGCTATTGTGGAGAACATCCAACAGGCTATGCCGCAACAGCAGCAGCGTCTGAGGGGAGTCCCGGCGACGGGATCAACCCCAATTGGGCCATTGGAGAATATGACGGAGCAGCAGACATTGACCTCGGCAGATATTGCCAACATGTCGATGGATCAGTATGCACAGATCAGGGACCGGCTCTTGGCACAAGCCTCGTTTAGAGGTCGCTAACCCATATTAGTAACAACGTATCCTACGGAGGATAAATACCATGGCCCTTCCCGCACCTCAGGGTGGAGCGATTACCGGTGCCGACCTTTCGTCGGTCACCACGACCGGCTACTCGTCGGACGCTACTCTCTCCCCCGCCATTCAGCAGATCTGGTCGAAGGAGATCCTGTTCCAAGCGATGCCGGTGCTTCGCTTTGAGCAGTTCGCCGTCAAGAAGACGGAGTTGGGCGTTCAGCCCGGTCTGACGATCAACTTCATGCGTTACAACAACCTCAGCGTCGACCAGACTGGGTCGGAGTTGACTGAGGGTGTTCGTATGGAGCCGGTCGCCCTCTCGGCCTCGCAGATCCAGATCACCGTCAAGGAGCACGGTAAGGCTGTCGCCGTCACCGAACTCCTCCTCAACGCCTCGTTCGATGACGTGATGGCCTCGGCCTCGCGCCTCCTCGGTCGTCACATGGCTCAGTCCATGGACACGCAGGCTCGCAACACCCTCTACCAGAACGCTATCCCGTTCGGTGGTGGCTCCGCCGTTGCCCCCAACGCCGTCTTCGGACGCACCACGGCTTCGGCTCGTGGCGCGATCTCGCCGTACGACCCGGGCACCGTTGGTACCGCGTCGGCCCCGGGCTACATGTCCCCGGCGACCGTCAAGGATGCCGTTGAGGTCCTCGCTGGCCAGAACATCCCGCGTCTGGGCGACACCTACGTGTGCTTCGTTCACCCGTCGCAGAGCCGTGCGCTCCGTGACTGGCCGGAGTTCATCGAGGTCACGAAGTACGCCGCCCCCGGCAACTTCATGCTCGGTGAGATCGGGCGTATCTACGACGTTGTCTTCATTGAGACCACGCAGGTTGCCAAGGGTCTGGACACCAGCGCCATCGCTGCTGGCCTGCCGGACGCTGGTGACGGCGATGTCGCTGACGAGTCGTACGCCGCCATCATGATCGGTGACAACGCCTTCGGCCACGCCATCTCGCTCCCGGTTGAGTTGCGAGACGGTGGTGTGATCGACTTCGGTCGTGAGCACGGGTTGGCGTGGTACGCCATCTGGGGCTTCGGCATGATCACGCACGAGTCCCGCGTCATCCTCAACACCCTCGGTGGGGCCATCGCCTGATAACCCCGCCAAGTAAGTACTGGCTAGAAGGGCGGGGGCACACGCCCCCGCCCTTTCCAGTTCGTAGAGGAGACGTAGGATGACTTCATTAGCAGGAACTTATGGGTTTACTGCCGATCAGGGAGCCACGTTCTCACAGACGGTCAAGTGGAAGGACTCCACTGGGTCGTTGATCGACCTCACCGGCTACACCGCCGAGATGGTCATCCGTGAGAGGACCACAGCCGCCCCTGTAGCGCTGACCCTCTCTACTTCCAATGGCCGCATTACCCTCGGGGATGCGGCTGGCACTATTGACCTGCTTATTGCCGACGAAGATACGGCAGATCTTGACGAAGGTCATTACACCTACACGCTTGAGTTGACCTCATCTGGGGGCATCGTAGAGCGTGTTCTTATGGGGTTATTCGTAGTAAGGCCGAAGGTGTTCAGATGAGCAACTACGTTGAGGTCTACGAATCCATCAACATAGTAGAAGCGTATCCAGAGCAGAATGTTGTAGAGGTCACCAGCCCCGGGGCGCAAGGTCCTCGTGGATCAATCT